TCGCCTACATATTTATAGCGTGTAAAAAATTTAACTCCGTCTATTAGTTCGTCTTGTTGACTTTTGCTATTTGGAAACGCTGAACCTGTACTTACCAAGTTTACAATTTTACTTAATAAACTTTGTTTAGGTTCACTGCTCAATAAATCGTTTTCTTTATCGTCTGTATCGTAGTCAACTTCTTTTTCGTCTATAAGCAACCAATTGTCTTGCGGGTCTTCGCCTAAATCAATTAAAGCGTTTGTATGTGCGCTTAATTCAGTTCCTGTTTCTTCTGCAACTTGTTCTTCGTTCTGCGTGTTTTCCAAGTCTGTGAACTCTAACGGTTGTAAAGTCTTGAAAAATAACTTTAACGCTATTCCGTTAAATGCTAAAATGCTATCAAAAGCATCAAGTAGTTCTTCTTGGAAAGGTCGTATAACCATATTGTCAAAAAGTACAGAGCTATTTTTTAACTCGTCTGCATTTGAACTAAATCCATTTGTTGAAGCAACTCCAAATAATAAAGGTGAAGTAACGTTGTGTCCTAACATAATTTTGCGTAAACATTCTTCGCTCAAATACGTGTAGTGTTCTGGAGCGTCGTTTAACGGAATGTCTTCAACTGTTGTTTTGCTTTCTGCGTTGTTGTTAAAAGCTACTATTACTTTTTGTCCACGACTTCCTGTTAGTTTGCTTAAAACCTTGTTTGAAATAATACTTTGTTGTTCGTCTGTTGGTATTCCGTTGTTAAAATTTACAACTTTTGTTCCGCTGAATCCGTTCTGAACTTCGTTAATTAAATAGTCTGCAATTTCTTCTTCAAGTAGTGTATAAGGTAACGCACCTTGGTAATCAGGGTAAGCGTAGTATTTCATCCCAACGGAATAAGGTTTAGAAAATAAAATTTCTACTTTGTCTTTTGAATATCCAAACGCTCCAAATCTAATTGGTGCATATTTTTTAGTGTCGTCCCAATTGTCGCTGTAATAATAACCTGTTATGTTTCCGTCTTTATCGCATTTTTCAGCTCGTAATAAATTAACAGGAATATGATATGCCTTTAATATTTTGTCGTGCTTGTCGTTGTAGTGAACTTGAACGGCAAATTGTCCAAACATTTTACGGTCTAAAACCATTTTTCGCACGTCTTCCTTGTGAAATAAAGACATCATTTGCGCGTACTCGTTCGGCTTTTTATTAGCGTCTAATGCACTAAGACCTTTTCCGTAAATTAATCGTGCTACGTTGTTTATAATAGCGTTGTTCGTTGTTGAATTACTATATCTATCAATTAAAAACTGAAAGTATTGGTCGCCTTCTTCGGTTAAAAAGTCAACCCAATTTTCTCGGTTACTTTCCGATACTACTGGAGACGTATAAGCCGACAAATTTAAAACGTGTATATTACTCATAAACTATAAAATCATTTGTTGTTGAATTAGAAACATATTGATTATTGTTAACCGAAAATGTAACTAAACTTTGTGCTGTGCAAAATATTCTATCCTTGTAAATTATGTTTGTGCCTACTCTTAAAACTAAAGTGTAAGTGTGTCCTTCTATTAATCCAAAGGTTGCTGTTATTGTATAAATATAATCGCCTACTGTTCTTGAAGTAATTGCTACCGCTGTTGTTACGTTTGTTTGTTCGTCTGTTAGTTCCATAACGTTAAACGTGTTGTCTCTTGGAATAAAACTAAACGTCTGCGGACTTCCTGAAGGTGTTAATACTATCATATAGTTATAATTAGATTTTCTTCTTTTTGTTCAATTTTTAAGACAAAAAAAAAGCCGAACATTAAGAACGGCTTTAAAAATATTTTTTTTAAATATTAAGAAATAACTGGTGTTCCGCCTGTAAATACTTTCCCTGCTCCTATTAAATCTGCATCAGTATAAGGTGAAGCAACACTTAAGAAATTTGCATTAATTGGCTCTTGTCCAACCAATGTCAAAGTAAAACCGTTAAGGTCACCCATTGCAGTACCGTTTGAAATAAGTGCTGTTGTTACATCCATTCCGTGATTAAGTCCTGCTAAAAAGAAATTGTTAGCGTTTGTTTTAATTACTACGTGTGGACGTCCCCAAGCAAGTAATTTCATTTGCTTTGCTGTTGTTGCATCTAAACCTTTAATTGTAAAAGTCAAAGTTTGTTCTACAAATGTTGTTCCGTTTTCTCTTGAACTTGTAATTGTTTGCTCAAAACTATTTGCGCCTTTCAAGTCATACTTGTACAAATTCATAGTTCCTGCAATAGTTTTAATTTGGTCAGTTATGTCTGGGTTTGCAGGTGAAAGTCCATCATAAGTAATTGCGCCTAAATCTCCGTAGTTAATAAAGTAAATTGACTTTATACCGCCTACAAATTCTTTACAAACTTCAGCTCTACCGTGTGTTAATAAACAAGCCATCTCGTTTTTTGTTTTTAAATGTGAATAAAATAAAGCGGAACTTTTACGCTCCGCTTTTTATTTAATGTTATACTCCGTAAAGAACGATGTCTGAACCTATTCCGTATTGAATACCAGCGTTGTAACGTAAAATTACACGTACATTTTGTGAACCGTCAATATCCGACATGTCAATTGTCTTGCAAAGTGAACTGTCATTTAAAAGTCCGCAACCAAAATAAAGGTTGTCTACAGTTGTTGCAACCATATTGTTTGCACCAAGTCCGTTAGCCATAAAAATTGGAATACCGTCGTAAGATAAACTTCCGTTTGTGTACCATTGTGTTCCTTGTGTGTTTGTTCCGTTTGCTCCTAAACCTGAAGCACCAAAACCACCTAATGCACGAACGTACAATTTAGCAATTTTTTGAGATACGTATAAACGTAATCCTTCTTGTCCGTAAAGTGCTGCTGGAATTAAATCTACTGTTCTTCCAATTTCGCCAATTACAGTTGTTGCGTCTAAAGTTGTTGTAAGTGGAGATGAAACGTCAATAACGTCTGCGTCTGCTAACATCAAAGTTTTGAAACCGTCAAACTCTCCTGCTGTTGCGTTAGTTCCTGCCCAAATTGTAGTTTCAATTTTAGCTGCAACTTTAGCTGCTACGTGAGCAATTAAAAAGTCTGCAAAAGTTTTAGGCAACGTTTTGAACGCTGAATAACCCATTTGTGAAGATTGCCAAGATTGCGCCAAATCTGTTTTACAAAGTTGGATGTTTACTTGAAATTCTTCTGTTGTTAATACTCTTTCAGTTAGTGTTACCGTTCCTGAAGTTGTGAAATCACAAGTTGCGTTTGCTACGATGTTTCCTGTAGCTACTTTTTGCATAACTTGTTTGTAAGCAACGTTTGGAAGTATAGTTACTCCGCCTTGCTCTAATGTTGGAGCAGACAATAAAGCTGCTGCTAAATACTTACCTGCAAACTCACCTGCGTAAGTTGTAGTAATTACTGGGTTTGAACCAAATGGCATTTTGTTAAGTTTTTAAATTGTTAATACTAATTGTTTATTTTTTCTAAAATTGAATCCATAATCGAACGTGGTCTTTTACTTGCGTATTGGAAGTGTTCAACTTCATTCGTGTTTTCAGGGTTAAACGCAATAGGTTTTACTTCTGCAAGTTCGGTTGCTTCTGTTGCAACTTCTTCAACTTTAGATAGTAATTCGATTTGTGCTTTTAACTCTATATTTTCTTGTGTTAATTTTTCTATTTCTGCAAAGAACGTTTCTTTAACTATGCTTTCAATTGTCTTCTTTGCTGTTGGTGTTGCTTGTGCTTCAACTTCTTCTTCTACTGCTGGAGCTTCTTCTTCAACAACTTCTTCTGTTGCAACTTCTTTTATTTCTAAAATAATTCCTTCAACTTCTACAACTAAAATACGTCCGTCTTCTAATTCATATTCTCCGATTGGAACAGGTATTTTTTGTTCGTCTTCAGTTACAATAAAAACTTCTTTGTCAGTTTCAAAAGCATCCGCTTCAAAAATTGTTATTCCGTCCATTAACTTCATTGTTTCTAATTTTACTTCCATTCCAAGTAAAGTTTTGATTTGATTAATTACGCTTGTTTTCATATTTCGTTTTTTGTTTGTTTGTTATAATTTAATGTTTAAATATTTTTTATGTTGTTCCGTCGCTTCTTTCATAAACTTGAAAACTTCATTTTTATATTGTGTAATATCTTTTGGTATTTCAACTCCTAATTCAATGGCTTTTTTTTCAAACACAAGGTAAATTTTATTAAAAACATCAAATTCTTTTGCGGTTGCTACATAATTAGCGTTTAATTTTTTAACTGCATCTATTATTCCTATTTCCAATAAATCCATATTGTCAACAGAAAAATATTTATTAAATTGTGCTTTTAAATCATCTTGCAAACCTAACTCAACTTCGTGTTTTGCTAACTCCGTTTTGTCTTGTAACTTGTTGTAAATAGTTTGTAGTGTGTTCATATATGTATAATTTAATTGTTTATTATTTGTTGTATTTTTAAATTAGATTGCGCCTATTCCTTGCGCTTGTAAACTGCCGTCACAACATTTTATTGAGTACGTTTTTCCGTCTTTACATAGGCATCCACGTTGACCGCCTTTTGGACTTGTTTTCGATTGTGCTACTTGTTTTGTTATTTTCTTGCTCATCGTCCTTGTCGTGTATAAGTTTTTGTATAATTTTTACTTGACTTTAATTTACTATTTCGTGTTTTTGCGTGAACTCCTGCACGTTTAACTTTCGGTTTTTTAAGATGAACTTTAACGTTAGTTTGCTTCGCCATTTACTAAAATTAATTTTTTAAACCTGTTTGTAATCTATCTACTATTTTTGCTAATACAGAATAAGCATTTCCCGAATCTTTTAAATAAGGTAAATCATTTGGGTTCATTCCTAATTCTTTTACTAATTTTGAAATACGAGCGTCTTCTTGTTCTAATTTAATTAAATCAGCTTTTGTTTCTTTTAATAAAATATTTCCTTCAACATTATATTTAACATAAAGTTTTTGTAATTCCATAAATTTATTATCTAATATTTTTGCATTTTTAATAACAGCAATTAATTGGTCAGGAATAGCCAATTCTACTTTTTGACTTGCTAACTTCGCTTCTACTTTTGCAGTAATATCTGCAATAATTAATTCTTTAGTTGTTTTCATTTTCCGTTATTATTTGTTTTATTTTATCAATTAAAATTTGGTCTTCATTTACTAAACTCATTTCGTATTTGTCCGCAAAATAACCTTCAATACTAAATCCTTTTACTTCGCCTAATTTTACTTTATTCCAAATTTCATCGTTGTTTACTTTCATAGAAATAACCCAAGTTCCTTTTGGAAAATTAAAACCGTAGTTCATACTTTTGTCGTGTGAACCTTCTACTATCCAACTTTCGACAACTGACATTCCGTCTAACTTTTGTTTATGTTCTAAAGTTGCGTTGTTCTGGTTGCTATTCATAAAAAACAATTCACTTGCTTTTCTTACTGTTTCTTCTGAAAAGTAAATATAGTATTCTTCGTTCTTGTCGTTCTTGCGGTAAATTTGTTTGTTAGGAATTAAAGCCGCACCCATAAGTATACGCTTTTCAGCATCTACTTCTTTGAGTTCTATTTCGTGTTTTTTTAGTGCTATAAAGTCGCTTTCTATTGCTGGACTTTCAACAACTGAAACTGCGTCAATTCCGCTTGTTTCGTCTTTTTCGTCAATTATTAATTCAACTATTCGCATAATATATTAATTAAGTTATTGTTTGTTTGTTGTATTTTCTAACCGCCTAAAGTTGCGTTTGCTAATCTGTTTCTATCTAACGCCTGTTGTGATGTTACTTGTCCTGAAACTACATACGCTTGTATTGGTTGTTGGTTTAAACTTGCTAACTGATTAACACCGCTTTGACCTACTACATTAAATTGTGGTGCTGACATATTTGGAGCTGTTGCACCGCCATCGCCACCACCCGCACTTCCTGAAGGCGCACCGCCACCACCTAACGCATTTAATGCTTTTGCAGTTGCTGCTATGTTTGCAGCTATTCCTATTCCTGTAGATATATTATTTCTTGCAATTTGTGCTTCTGCTGCTATTACTGACGCACCCCCTGTTGCAATAGATAAAGCAGTTCCTGATGACCTTGCTGCAATATTTCCTGCTCTTGTTGCTATAATCATTTTAGCAATACCTATTGCGCTTTCTGCTATAACCGCAGCTTTTTGAAGTCCTTTTGATTTTTCAAATAAACCTTTAATAAGTCCTATTCCTTTTGATGCTATGTCTAAATTTTCTTGTTGTATAACGGCTTTTTGTTCGGCTTCTGCCTTTGCTATTTCAATTGATTTTTCGCTTGTTAATTTTTCACCTTCAAGTCTTTTAGTTCCTGCGGCTACCATTTCGGAAATAACAGTTTGAGAATTTGTTAATCTTGTACTTGCGTCTGCATCGTCATATTTTTTAGTTATTGCTGCTAAACCTAAACGCTTTTCTTCTTCTAATAACGAAACATCAATTTTAGATTTTTTACCTTCTTCAATTAATTTTGCATATTTTTTGTTTATTGCATCAACTTCTTTTTCTTCGTCTGTTAAATTACTAACTCGTATTTCTTCTTTTAATGTATTTATGTTTTCGTTTAAAGTTTTAATACGTTCTAATTCAGCTTTTGCCGCTTCTTCGTTTTGTTGTTTAATTGCATCGTTGTGCGCTTTGTTTGCGTCTTTTACTTTCGTGTTGTTGTCGGTTATTTCTTGCCTTACTTCAACTGCGTTTTTTCTTACAATATCCGCTTTGTCTTTTACGGCTTTTTCTAATTCTTTGCGTTCTTCTGTTACGGCTTTTCGTGCTTCAGTTGTTAATTCCTTTTGCTTTTCAATTTGTTCTTCAGTAGCACCGCTATTAATTAAATTTGCTAAAGTATTTTTATTCTTTTCGTAAGTATCTTTTGCCGTTGCTAAAGTTGATTTCTCTAAAGCAATTTGTGCTTCTGCGTGTTTTAATGCTAATTTTCTTAATGACTCAGCACTTGCACCGGAAGCTTTCGCCATTTCGTATTCGTGTCCGTTTTTTGTTTTAAGTGCTTCACTTGCTTTTTCACTTGTTTTTATTTGTTGCTTTAAAGCCGCATCATTCTTTTTAATTGCCGCTTCGTTTTTAGCGTTTGCGTCTGCGCTTGATTGAAACATTTTTACCAAAGCGTAACCTGCCGCTATTAATGCCGTTATTGTAAGAACAATAGCAGCCGCAGGATTAGCAGCCATAACCGCATTGTAAACGGCTTGTGCTGCCGTCATTATCCTTTGAATTATAGTGTTCGCTTTTAATACCGCTCCAAGTTGTTTAAAACTATCTATGCTTTCACCTATTGCTTGTGCGCCTGAAGCTAAAGCCATTGCGCTTTGAACTTTTAATAACGCTTTTTCTACTTCTTCGTTTTGTTTTCCGAACGCTCCTAATGCGCCTGTAACAACTGAAAAACCACCTGCAACGCCTGTTAAAGCACCGCTTAACGCTTTAAACTTTGCGTCTGGGTTAAACGCATCGGTTAACGCTTTTGCATCGCCTATTTTGTCTTTAAGTATAGCCGCTTTCTTTGCAGCTTCAACTGCCTGTGCTGAAGTTGCTCCGAATTTATCCGCCAAAGTTTGAACTTCAACTTGCGCTTGTTTAAGTTGTTGTCTTAAATTGCCTAAATTCTCTTTAACTTCTAATTCAATTACTTTTTTTTCAGCCATTATCTTTAAGTTTTTTTTCTATTAGTCTTTTGCGTTGTGCTTGTTTCCATTGCTCTTTGATGCTTGTAGTAAATTTATATTTACCCTTTGCTATGTCTATGTTTTCACTTTCTCCGTAAAAATCACTTAATAAAAGCATTTCTATTATTTTGTTTATCATACTTGGTTTATTATTATATAGTTTGTGTCCTTGTTGTTGTTGTTGGAAGTTAATGTTAAAATAATTGTTCGTGCAACGTTAATTGGAACGGTTACATCTAAATAACCTTCAGTTGTAAATTTTGGGTTTGACAAAGTAACGTTACTTGCGTTTGCGCTTTTTGTAATATCTATTGTGTCTGAACCATTTGGAAACAATATTGCAAAACGTAAAGTATTACTTGTTCCTGTTGGTGTCTCAACTAACTTAATTGGGTTGACTTGTGCGAAGTCATTGATTAAAGTAAAACTTACATCGCCAGTTGTTAAGTCGCTTTGCATTTCGTTAATCATATAACGTTTGTCTCTTATTATAAGGCGGTCGTTTAACTGAAGTTGTGTAAGTAAAGAAACAGGAAGTATTGTTTTAACTTTTACAAGTCTGTTTTTTGGGTTGTATAGGTTAACTAAATAATCTCTATAATATAAAGCGTATATCGTGTTTTGGTTGTTTACTAAATATAAGCTTGAAATTTCTTCACCAAAATTTAACGTTAAAGGAATTAAACCTGTTTCAAATAGTATTTCGCTGTCTTGTCCAAATGGAACGTAAACGTCTGTTGCTACTTGTCCGTTCCAATGTATTTTGTCACCACCTGTTAAAGATTTTATTCTATTCATATACAACAAAACAGGTTTCGGAATGTAAGGCGCTAACTCTTTGTTTAGGCAATAACCTACTTGTAAATTGTTACCAAAGTTATTATGTAGTAAGTTTTCAAATGGACTTTCTATTTTGTATTCGCCACCATCGTAATTAAAACCTATTTTCGTGTTTCCGTAGCCGTGTGCGTCTGCGTTTAATGGACTTTCTAAAAAGTATTTGTTTATCATACATTCGCTGTCTTGATATTTAAACTCAACGGACTTGTATAACTTCATTCGTTCAATTTCAATGCTTGTTATGTCGGTGTATTTTGTTATGTCAACTACTGCGCCTTTAGAATACCAATATTGTATCGGTTCAAAAGTAAATACGTTCTTCGTGTTTGAGTAAACAGTTAAATTAAATTCCTTGCATATTCCTGTTATAAAATCACTTATTTTCATATCAGGTGCTAAACCTGCTAAATCAGTAAATGAAGTTGTTGTTGCTGTTGAAGTTGCGCCACCTGATTGTGTTGTTATTGTACTTAAATCAAACATTGTTCTGCTATAACTAAAAACTATTCCAATAGTTATTGCTGCGTAACTTCTTATTTTATATGTTATAACATCGTTTTGTTGAACGCTTATTGTACCAGTTACCCCTGTTGTTGTTCCGCCTACTGCGTGAGAAAAAACTCCATTTATGTATAAATCAACAAAATAATCTATTGGCGAACTTAACGTAGAAACTGTAAAAGTTAAACTATGAGAAACAAAGTTTGTGGTGTCTAATTCTATTCGTGTAAAACTATTTGTTGTTGTGTTAAACGCACTTGCTAAAGCACCACTTGAAGAAGTAAAATCTAATTCTACAGGGTTGTTTGTATAGTGATAGCTTTCCTTGTTTTTGTAAAGTAAAAATGCTTTTTTAAATAAATCACTTTGCAAAAATATTCCGTTAAATGTTATTCCGTATTTACTTTGAATTAAATCAAAAATACTTGCAACTCTAACCGCAGGAAATAACTCGGTGTAAACTATTTCACCTGCATTTTGTCCAATGTCATTATGGTTGTGCGGAGTATTGTCGTACCAACTTGGAACGTTTCCGTCCGGTAGTGGAACGTTAGTTAAAAACTGCCAAACTCTATTTGAACTTATTAACGGATAACGCACATCATAATCAGTTGTTGTACTTGCTATTGTTACTCTATTATAAACTTCTTGGTTTGTATAGTTGTGGTCTAATGTTGAGTAATTTAATTGACTTAATTTGTCTTCGTTAAAGAAGTCTTTTAAACTTACACCTGCTCCGTAAAATGTTACTGAATAACTATCAGGATGTCCGTTTTTTAGGTTCGTCTTTTCGAGCTGAATTTTACCACGTCTAAATAAAACCGTGTCTATTTCTATATAAGCGTTGTATCGGTTTTGGTAGTCAATAGTTGCATCAACATCGTTTTGGTAAAAGTGTTGAAATATTGCGTTGTTTGTAGGTGAACAAGGAATTGTAAAGCCTTGTGAATAGTCTGTAAATATTTTACTTATATCCGAAATATTTTGAATAGTAGAACTTACAGTTATCTTCTCATCGTTGAATAATTCTAAACGTGTAAATTCTAATTCGGTTTGTGCTAAAGCCGTTTCTATAAATATTGCTACTTGACGTTTCATTAAATAACTGAATTAATTGCATCGTATGTAAATTCGAACTCTAAACTATAATTTATTTGTTTCGTGTTTATGTGCTTAAACAACTCCGTGCTTTTAGTATTAATCTTTGCAGGTTTGTCGTTAATTAGTATTCGTTCACTTAACATTATTTGTTTTAATACTTCTTTCCAATCTTCAGCAACCCAACCTGTATTAACTTTAATACTTTTTTTGCCGTTAGCGTTAAATACTTTTCTTTGTCCTTCTAATGCGTTGTAAGTAGTTACACTTGAAACTGTAGTAAATGTTTGCATCAAATTGTATTCCGTGTTTTCAACGCTAAAGTTATCGTTACTTGCCTTAAAGAAAAACTCACGTTGCCACGCTCCATATCTATTTACAAAATCAATTATAACAGGTGTGTATTTGCATTCTTCAATAGGGAAAAAAACAAATGATTCTTGTATTACTGAAGATGCGTTGTATATTGAAACAATATTTCCTTCGTTTACGTTTGCCGTTCTTACTCTTGGAATATCAAAAACATTTGCTGTTGCTCCAAGAACTAAAGTTGTTTGTGTTGCTGTGCTTAAATTTTCGTAAACAACGGTAAAATTTGCTCCAACATTTATTCGTATTTTTCCAGCGTATTCAGTAGGTAAATAATAGTGATTAATAAAACCACTTAAACCGTAATCGCCTAAATCATAATTAACATTATCTTCGTAATATCCGTAACCATTAAACGCTTTGTAGTCTACTTGTGGGTCTGTTGCTGTTGCAGAATAAACTCCTGCTACTAATTTATATCGCTTAACTCTAACGTTTGCATATTGGCTTGTTGGTGTAACTACTTGTGAATCTCCACTTGTTGAACAAGCACTATGACTTATAAATTCTTGTATGTAAGAACTAATATCGTAAAGCGTTTCTATGTTGTTTGACGCAGGAATTAATTTACTTAAAGTGTATTGCGGTGTTGCTGAAAAACTTGTTGTGTTGCTTATAAACAATTCAACTTTTGAACCGCTTTGTCCACTTTCTGCAATTCTAATTATATACGGAGACCGTGCAAATATATTAGCCATTATTTCTTTTCGTTTTTAAATTGTGTTTGTTTAAATAAATTCATTGCATCAAGTCCAAACTTTTCAACAAGTTCATCTGGTAATCTTTTAAATGCAGCTTCAAATGGTTTGGTAAAAAATAAGCTCGGTTTTATTCCTTGTGCAAATATTCTTTTCTGCAACCAAAAACCTAAAGTCTTATAACCGCCTTTTGCAAATGTTCCGTCTGCGTTTCTAAATCTTATATTCTTTTTTTGCGCCCATTTACTCAAAGGTTCAACAGGTGGCATTTTGTTTTTAAAACTAAACGGACTATTTGGAGCTTTTTGTTTTCCGTTTTTTACTAAACTTGGGTTTGCTCCCTTAACTCCTTTGTCTTGAAATTGTCCGTATTGGTTCATTTCAAACTCTATGCTTAACGAATTAGGCATTGCCTTAACATTTCCTTTTAAACTTTCGTAAAGTCCTTTAGAAACGTTCTTTTGGCTTCGTGTTAAATTAGTACGTGCTTCTTTAATAACGTAATCTCTAAATCTCTCAAGTTCTTTTTGTACTTCGCTTTGTTTCATTTTAACAAATAGTCATTTCGTTTGGTGTTACTACGTCAAACGTCATCGTCCAACCTGCCATATAATTCTCAAAACGTTCTGTAAATGGTTCTAAATTTGCAGTTCCTTCAACCATAAATAAATCGTATGCTAAACTTCCGTGTTTTATTATTTCGTACGCCCTGTTTAATACTGCGTGTTGAGTATTCAGTACGTCAATTTCGTTGTCGTTGCCTAAAAATAAATCAGTTGTTGCGGACTTTGACAAGTCTACAACATCCATTGCTATTAAACTAATATTCCAAGTTGTAGTTCGTTCGTCTAACGTGCAGTTGTTTACCATTATATGTAACAAAGGAAATATAGTTTGTTTGCTTAAATCAACTTTAAAAATGTCGCCTTGTGTTACCGTGTTTACAATAACGTCTGCGTCAAAGTGTGTTTTTAATTTGTCTAATAAGTTGTAATAACCTGTCATTTTCGTAATTTATTTAATTGTCTTTGTTCAATTTCTTGCTTTTGTTTTTCGAAGGTGAGATAGGTGAGACACATAGTAAGTCCATAGCCGGTAACTGTGTCAAATCTTGTAATGTCGCCTCCAGCGAGTGCATAAATTGATTGATACCAACCCCATTGTTTTCCAAATTGAGCTTGTTCGCTAAACTCGTTTGCACCTTCCTGTTCGTCTTTATCTGCCGTTCCAAATAAGTAAGCGTAGCTGTCAATAATTCGCTTCCTAAATTCCAAAAAAAAATACTTGAACTTATCGCTATGTCCGCAGGTGTGAACTTCATTAGTTCTTGCATTTCTTCCATTGGTTTGTAATCAACTATTTCGTATTTATCCTTGAACTTCATTTTTATAGGTCGGTACATAACCGCCATTGCTTTGTGATAGTCTTCCCACTTTTGCAAATTGTTTTCTAAATCTACATATTCGCCAAAACTTATGTCTTCTAAACTTGTAATAAATCCAAATTCTTGTGTGCCTATTTTAAACGTTGGTTGAAACTTCGGTTTTTCGCTGAACAACTTTGTGAAGTGTGTTATTAATTCGTTTAAACTTGTTAGCTTCATTTTTACAATATCCTTTAATTCTATACCGCAGAATATTTGCACCATTTTTTGAGCTATAAATTCTTCGTCATTGCTTCCTTGCTGAACCTTTAGAAATTCTTGGTAGCTTTTTAATGGAATTTCGTTTAAACTTGTTGGAACGTTTATCTCTAACTTCATATCTTAATAATTAATTATTCGTGTTTTTGTTGTGTTCGTTTTTTTGTATGTAATCGTATG